TAGCTTCATAGAGTCTGTTTGTGTCTCCGTTCACTTGTACTGTGTCTTTAGTGTTATAAGCAGTATCATTATCATAAACAGCTATTCCGTTTTCAACTTGGTCGATATTTGTATCAAGTATATTTGCCTCTGTCCTCGGTGCAATTATCATGTTATTTTCTCCTCTATATCAAGTAGAGTCAATAACTGGTCTTCACTTAATTTTCTACTCTCTCTACCATCTTCTGCTTGTTGCAACACAATAGCTGTCAAGTCTTTTATTGCACTAACTAGCTCTTTCGTTTGAAGTGGATCGTTTGAGTCTTTAAGTGGGATAACTGCTTCGTTATACCCTGCTTCACCGATTAATCCTAAAGTCGGTGCAGTTACTATCCCCCCCTCTGCAAATTTAGCAACAACTTTATGATTGAGATTTTCTTCCGCTGCTTTTTTAATTGTCGCTTCTAAATCTGATACACTTAATGCTCCTGTTTTTATTTGCGTGTTCCAATAATTATAACCGCTATCATCTGTTTGATATTGGTCTAAATCATATTTTTGATATATTCCATGAACTAGAGCATCTGTACTAGAAGTAGCCTGTGGAGTTGCAGTATTAGCTAAATAATCTATAGCATTACTTTTGCTCTCATTTATAACACTCTGTGTAACACCTGTACTAGAACCGTCACCGCTATAAGCAATAGCACTTTGGGCTATTGTTGAATTTAAGTTGTCCGCAGTTATATTCCCACTACTTAACTGGTTACTCCAATAGTTAGCTCCAGCAGCTTCCGCATCTCTACCAAGTACTTCATTGTAAGCAGTATCAACAACTATTGCGTTAGATGCTGTGTATTGTTTATTTATATCATCTGATAATGCTTGTAGCATAGCAATTAAGTGTGCATTACTTTCTCTTGTATTTGCCTCAATATATTTTAAATAATCTATTTGAGTAACTGACACGTCTTGAATACTTTCAAACTGTTTAGCAGCCATAAGTTGTGCGAACTGCTGGTCTTTAATTGTTTGATAATTGTTTACATCAAATAACACGCTTGATTTACTAATCGCATCATTAACAAGGTCTTGATATGCCTTAGCGTCTGTTAAATCAGCTCTCATTGCACGACTCATTGCGTCATAATACTGTTGCATAGTGTAGGATGAGCCAAGCACCGAACCATATAACTTATCTAATGTGCTTTGCACTGAGTCTATAACGGATGCTAAAGTGTCTATGCTTTCATCATATTTTGCAATAATGTCGTCAAATGAACCGATTAAATCTTTATTTGCAGTTAAAAAGTCGAGTTCTTTATCAGTTAATCCACCGATACCACCACTTAACGTGCTGAATAAAGATACTAATTCATTTGTAGTTGTAGCAACTGATACTTCAAGCTTACGGGCTTTATCTGCTGTTAATTGTTCGTCTGTTTTAAAACTATCAATAAAATCTTTTTGATTTTGTTTGGATTGTGCCATTGCTTCTGAAACTGCTTTGATGCTGTCTATGTAATCAAGAGCCTCTTTAGCACCTTTTTTAAAAACATGTCCTGTTACTTCACCAAACTCTTTTAGCAAATCAGTTTGCGCTTCGATGTCTTCAGGATTTTTGCTGAGTAGTAAGTTAAATCTATCGTCAGTTAAAAACTCATTTGTGGATTGTATTGAATATACGAGATCTGACAAATAATCAGGTAATGTACTGTCTCCTCTTAATTTATCAATTTGTTCAAATGAGTCTTTTAATTTTCTATCAGCATAATATGTGCTATCAGTTAAACTGTCAAAAGCATCTTTAAAATCATCCGCAGCATCAGATAGATTATTCATAGTGTCTATTGATGATAAAGCCCAATCATTAATTTTACCTTGCAACTCACTTACCATTTTGTCAAGCCATGCTAATTGGTCTGACTGGTCGCCCTCATTTCCTACTGCATTTTGTCCAAGAGTACCTGCATAGGCTTTGCTATTAATAAGATTAGTCAGAACATCAAGTAATCTATCATCTTCTACAAGAGAGTTTGTATCAAGTTGTATTTCGTTCCCATAATGGAGAGTCGGCTCTCTTGAATCATCATATCCACCATAACCATCCCATACATTGCTAGTATAATAATCACCAACTCTATCAAAAACATTAAAACCTAATGAATTTTCCCACGTATCTACATTATCCCACCCTTCTCTGTCTAGGTATGATGGTTGTGGAGCTAAAAGTGAGCCTGAGAATACATCTTGTTTCCATAGTGCATAATCTCTTTCAAAACTTAATGCGGCAGAGTTGGTTTTTAGTGCAGCTGAACTACCTTGACGATTAATTGCATCAAGTAATGCTATCTGTTGGTCTAGTCTGTTTGTGATAGGTTCATAAGACAACTCAATATCAGCTTTATTCTGTTTGATTTGTGACTGATATCCTGCCTCAGCAGATGCTCCGCCGCCTGAACCACCACTACCACCTAATGAAGCCAAAGTCCCGATAATAGGCGCAACTTGCCCTGCAACTAATGCACCTAAAGCTATCCCGACTGGTGCTGGTGGTGTTGCCATTGCATTTGTAATTGCTGTATAGGCATTTATAATACCTAATGTGGCTTGAATAACACCAAAAGCTTTTGCACCTTTACTACCTTCTTCAAACATATTCCCCATAGCACCTGCTAAACTTGAATATCCTGCTATTTCGGCACTAAGGATAGCTTGTTTATTAGCAGCTATTTCTTGTGCTTGTTTATTACCTAAATTAGTAACTTCATTTTGTTCTTCTATGGTAAGTATTTTTTTCTTACCATATTTTTCAAACTCTTTAGTATATTTCTTATCTATTTTTGCTTCGTTTTTCTTACCTTTAAGAGAAGCAACATATACTTGGTTAATAGTTTTAGATACGTTAGCTATTTTACCTGCTACACCCTCTAAATTATTACCCCAATCCATAGCACTTTCTGCTAATTCAATTTGGTAATCAATCATAGATGTATAGCTATCAGACATTAAGTCCTTATATTCTTTCTCTTCAGCAAGGCGATTAGCTCTAATCGCTTGTTTAGCTTCTTCAAGCCTAACAAGGTCAGCTTGTTTATCTTTTTCACTCTCCTCAATAGCTAAGATTTCTTCCATCTTTTCTTTTTCTAATTCTAAACTATCAGACTTAGCTAAATCAGGAGTATCTAATTTAGTGTATTTAAGTTCTATTTCTCGTTTTTTAGCTTCAGCAGCAAGTTGTAGTTTTTTATCTTCTCTCTTTTCAAAATCTGCTATTTCTTTATCATTTAAATTACTAAGCTCTTGTTGATACCATTTATCTATGAGTAATAAATTCTCTTTATTACCCTTAGCTAATTTAGTAAAGTTTTCATATTTTGCAACAAGTGCGTCATACTCAGGTGATTTAGTTTCACTTTTAGTTATTAAGGTCTCTAATTTTTTATGTAAATTTATTTGTTCATGTTTTAGTCTATTTAATTCTGATTGGATTTTAATCTGAAGTTGTAATTTCTTAATTACATCATCTGTTTTTAGATTCTCTTTACTTGTGATATTTTCAAGTTCTTTTCTGAGCGTTGCTAATTTATTCTCAGGAATATCATCTTTAAGTAATTTTAATTGTAGTCGCAGTTTCTCGATTCGTTCAATTGTTTTAGCGCTAATTATTTCATTACCATCTGTACCAAAAAACTTCTTATCATTAAGTTTTTTGTAGGCTTTTGTTAATTCCTCAATATGTCTTCTTGATTTTTTTAACTTGTTATTATAAGCATCTATATGCTTATTATATTCTTCGAGTTTTTCTTTAGCTTTATCTGCTTGTGCAGTACCAGAAACAAAAGAGCTTTCTAAATATGTTTTATTGGCTTTTTCAAAAGTATCTTTAAGTTTAATATATTGTTCTAATCTCTCTTTAGATAATTTTTTTATTTTATTCTCTACATCAATCTGCTTCTTCAAACCTTCTATTGTATCTGCTGGTTTAAATGTACTTTCTATGTCTCTTTTCTCACCTAATAACTTATTTAAATCAGCAAGTGCTATGTTATAAGCTTCTGTACCTTGTTTAAGGTTTTTTAGTACTTCAACTTGTCGTTGAATTTCATCTCTGTTTGTAAAAAAGTTTGCCATTTTAGTAGCAAATGTAGAGGCAGCTTTATCAATAGATGCAATAGCAGAGTTCCACATACCTTCTATAGATAATGCTTGAATACGTGATTGTGCCTCTAACATATCACCTGATTTTTTAAGGTTCTCTAAATGCTCTTTTAAAGACCCTGATGTAAGTCTTAAACTGTCTAGTAACTGCTTAGTCAAAATAGGCAAACCAGAAACAGCTGATTCGTATGCTTCATCTGACATTTTAGAAACATTCTCAGCTAATTTTATAAACTCTTGATTACTTTCTTCTCCGCCTTTTCTAAGTGTATGGGCAACATGTGATTGTGTTTGAATTACTTTATCACCTGCTTTTTTACTTATTTCTTCTAAAACAGAGAAAAATTGTTTAGATGCTTTACTTTCTTCACGTAAAAGTTTTCCGAACTTACGCATCTGTGTACCAATGGTACTAGCATTAACACCTATATTAGAGAACGCAGCAGAGAAAGCAAGTACAGCTTCTTTAGTAAGACCTAATGCTTTTGCACCAGATAAGGCGTAGTTTGCCATTGTGCCTAAGTCTTCAATAGATAACTTAGACGCATTAGCAGTGTAAGCAAGCTCTGAACCTAGAGCATGTACTTCTTCTGAAGCTAAGCCGAACGCTACAGTAAATGTAGATACTACTTTAGCTGAGTCATCAAGTGTATCACCTGTTATTCTAGCTAACTGGGTAGTTACTTTAGTTGCCTCTGCTAAGTTGCTATAGCTAACACCTGCACGACCTAAAGTTAATGATGCTTTTTGTATCTCTTCAACCACAGCACCATAGGATATCGCAATACCATAGTTAGCAGAAGCGAGTTTAGCTGCTTCCTCATTATTTAAATCTAGAACAGCCATACTTTGATAAAGTGCGTTGTCATACTTAACAGACATAGCAATTAAGTCCGCAAGCCCTTGTGTAAGTAATTGTTGTGCTTTATATGCAGCAAGATATTCAGCTGTAGTTACAAACTTATGCCCGAATGTTGTACCGTGTTCACGAGATAGTGCACCTGCTGCACTTCTAGCAAACTCTCGTTCTTTTATTTTAGCTTCTTCTTTGATTTTCTTAACATGATAAGCATATTCACGTTCAGCTTGTTTATGTCGTAACGCAGCTAGACGCTTATTTTCACGTTCTTCAAGTTTTGAGCGTTCAAGAATAGCTTGTTTTATTTTACGGAGTTCTTTATCACGCTCTTTAGCAGAGAATCTATTAGCAGATATAGCAGTACGCTCTTTAGCAGCAAGAATTTCTTTCTCAATACGCTTATTAGCGGCAAGTGCGTCTTTAGTGGATTGTTGTTTTAATTTACGTTGATACTTATCAGCATCATCTATTGATTTAAGTAATTGTTTAGCGTAAGTCTTACGCTCAGGTATAGAAAACCCTGCGTCGAGTTTTCCATTTACCATATCTAATTGCTCAACTAGACGAGCGAATTTTCTTAAATCAGTTTTTGCATTTTCTAAGTCCACTCCGACGGAGAGAATTATATCGTCATTTTCCATCTTTGTGGTCTCCTAATACAATATTTAAGAAACATTATATCAGAAAATTGACTTACTTTGCAATAGCTAAAGTTGAGAATATAGACTTAACTGAGTTTTCATTTAAAAACTCTTCAGTTTCTTGTTTTTCAGGTTTATAGGCTGTTAATAAGTAATCATTTATAGTACTATTTTTAGTACCCATAGAGATAGCTTTTAATTGTGCCATTAAAGCCAGTTGAACTTCTATCGAATTGTGAGGTTCTATTTGAAAATAGGCACCCCACTCATTTATTTCAGCAGCGCTGAACGTAAACTCAATTTCTCTAACACTTTTATTTAAAGTCCTTGCAACCCTAAATAAAAGCAGTCTATCGGTATTAAACTCACCGCTTTCGGTTAGTTTCCCTCGTTACTTAACTCATCAATTGCATCAGATATCTCACTAATAGCGTTTCCAGCTTTAGCAGATAACCCTTGTAACTCTTCCATAGTCATTTTAGGTTCAATCATAGCCTCTGCAACTTTTTCAAGTTTAACTTTAACGATTTCCCCTGTGTTTAATACAGGTTTACCTTCACCATCTAACTTAGAGAATAATCTACCGTAGTAATCATTAGACTTACCAACACTTAACTCTTGAATTGTAACTTTAGCATCATTTAATGCTTTAACTTTAATCTCTTTTGTTTTAAGAGTATATTTTGAGAATGGATTTGCCATTATGTTTTCCTTTTAATTACGAATTTTATTTGAGTTGTTACACTCTAGAAAGTGTTAGTCAAAAAGGAAAAATTCGTAAAATCAATCGACTAACACTTTCTAAAGTGTAACACCCCTAAAGGATGTTACTACGCTTTTGCTATTTCGCTAATAGCTGAAGCAATTTCAACAGTAGATGTAATCATCACTGCATTATCTTTTTGAATTGCAATATCCTGATTAGATACACCAGCTTCAAAAGTAAATGATGTTGGATTTGTATTATCATCGTCATTATAAACACCATCGTTTAATACAACAATTGCAATACGATTTGTGTTTTCAGCAAACATTTTCTTTAGTTCAGCTTGCCCCGCTGCATCTGCACTGTCAAATAGCATACCAACAGTAAAGTTACCATAACTTACAGAACCGAACGCTTTAGATACATCATCCGTATCTAAACAAGAATAATTTTGAACATTACGACTTGCACCGAGTGAACCTAAATCTTGAATACATCCTACTTCTCTGGCATCAGCACCTGTGATGGCAGTATTTACATCGTCAGCAGTTGCAACAGCTGTTCCTAGTGGTACGAAGAATAACTTTGTACCTTGTGAATTTGTTAAAGCCATATTAGACTCCTATGTTTTATTAATCTTTAGCTAAAGATTTACTGTAAGTATAACATAATTACCTAATGTTTAAAAACTAAGCTTAAATCAAGATAATTAAAGTCGCCAACTGTTGTTTTAAGTATTGATGAGTTATCTACATCAATAGATGTTAATACTAAATCACTTATCTGATTCTCTCCTAGCATTTCTCTAAGTTTATCATACATATCTGCTAACAATAACTCACTATTAGCATATAAAATACAGTCGACTACAACTTCTTCATTGTAGATACCGTTATTTGATATCGACTTAGGAGTTGCAGTTGATTGGTTGAATTTAAAGAATATCCAACTATCTAATCCATTAATATCTAAGTCATGGCCACTCCAGTGAATAGGTGTTGTAGTCCACATATCATTAAAAAATGTACTAAACTCTATTTTATACTGCTTCATAATTCGCCTTTTATTATAGTTTTAAGTTTTCTACGCTGTGTTTTAACAAAATCAGTCCATTGTTTCTTAGTGAGTTGAGGTGAATGATAAGGCTCACCTTTTAAATATTTAACATAGTGTTGCTTTGAGTTATTAAGAGCATCATTACGATAGACATACCTCAATTTACCTTTACTCGGTTTATATTTACGCCACTGTGACACTGAGTGTTCATAATTCTGGTCTTTTCTTCTGTTGTAATCATAAGCCCAAATACCGCCTTTTTTAGCAGGGTGTGATAGTTGTTTCATCAATTGTCTATTGAACTTGTCCAATCTAGATGATAAGCGTTTAGTCAATCTATCAACTATCTTACCTGAGTTTACGGTTACCTGTCCCATTAGATATAAATATCCATCACAACAACTTTATTTTGCAACTTAATAGGTTCTATAGATATAATTGCATTACCATCTAACTTAAAATCAGTTGTTATCCTTGCGTCATAGGGTATTTTTACAATCTTACTAACAGACTTGTCATCGTTAAATGACGGTTTACGATATACACCTTTTGTGGCAATGTATACTGTATTTGTATCATAACTATCTGTTACAGGGTCATATGTACCACTCTCTTCATCTAAACTAAAAACAACATCATTACCATATTTTGTAATTAAAGTTAAGGCTGTGACACTAAGTTTATCTGCTAACATTATGATTTACCTAAAGTTGTTTGACATGATGAGAATTTAGCACCATATTTACTTAGACAATTTTTAATCTCTAAGTTATAAATTGACGGTTTATTTAGATTAGAGCGATATTGCTTATAGTTAATCTCAACATCACCAACTTTTTCTTTAGTTACAAGCCCGTTATTTCTATCTAAAGTAATTGAAATTTCATTAATAACATCATTAAATGCCATAATCGCATTACTTTCTGCTAAACATTCAGATGTTGCAGGGAGTAGTGACTGGTCAATAGTATTTAGAATAGTGTTACAATGGAGTCGTAGGTAAACCTCTTTCTCCTCATCTGTTAATACAGTCCATTTAGAGGCAAGAGGGTAGCGAGATGTAATAAGCGTATTAGCATCATCTAATCCAATAAAGGTGTCATAGTCTGTTGTAGGGTACACTGTTAATGCCATAGTTAAGTCCTTAATATAAACATAAAATCAAAAGCACTAGGATTACTCCTTAGTGCTTTTTGTTCTACGTTTCTTAGGTGCTGTTAGAGGTCTAACTTCAACACCCACAGCTTCATAATTAGCTTTAATCTCTGCATCATCAGTGTAAACTAATGTAGCACCTCTTATTGCATTTTTAAAGACAGGGTTACATCTAACCCCATCCTTTACATCCTTATCACCGTAAACATAAATCATAGCAAGCTACTATTTAACGTTAATTAGAACACCAGCAGTTGATTTAACATCAGTCGCAATCTGCGTCCAGTTGGCACCATCAGCAAGTACAGCATCGTCAGGGTTAGCTGTTGATGTGTATTTATAACCATCAACACCGAGTAGCATTGAACTCTCTGCTTGAATACGGTATTTCAAGTTTTCTTTACCTGTAATAATTTCAGAATAGAACTCACGAGCTTCAGACTCAACAATTTTTAATGCGCCACGAGTAAGACCTAGTACAGCATTTGAATCTTTAACATTATCTGCATCATCAGTAGATTTAATGTTAAGACCTGTAGCATCTGTTACATAAACAGGACGACCGAGCGTACCAACAGACTCTGTATAAAGAACACCATTTGCAGTTACATCACCTGCTACAGCAATATCTAATTGATTACCAACAAGGTCATTAAATACAACACCATTCATAATCCATGCAACGATATTATCACGAGCATCACCAAACGGTTTAAGTGAAGTATTAAGAAGTTGTGCTGTAATAGTAGCAGTACCATCACCTGTAACAACAGTTGAGTTACCATTAATTGCACCTACACCAGCAGAAATAATCTTGTTAAGCATATAGTTAGTGATACCAATACCAATTTGCTCACCGATAGCTTGTGAGAACGCAACCGAGTTGCTACCATAACGTTTAGCATCAACAAGTTTGAACTCAATCGCACCAGTAGAGAAGTAAACTTTAACATCGTTACCATCGATAGATGACAATGTCTTAACCGCTGCATCAGCATCACTAGAGATATCTCTACGTCCGATAATGTTAGCAATCTCACCAAGCATTGAGAATTCTTCAAAATCCCCTTGAATCATCTCAGAACCTAGTGTAATCGCACCAGACGTACCTTGCTCAAATCCATATACGTTTTGCATCAAAACTTCTGTTGCAGAAGAATGGACTACTTTGTTATCAATCTTTAAACTCATAATTATTTACCTTTTAAACTTTTTCTAACCAGTTCCTGATACTCACTAGGTGATAATTCAGACATCAGCTTAGCTTTCTCAGCACGAGTCAGTTTAGATAGGTCTTTTACACCATATCCGTTAGGAGTATCTCCACCTTGTTTACCACCACCCTTTTTAGTAGGGAAAAACACTTGATAATCTGGATTATCATAAAGTGATTTAACCTTATCTGTAACAGAGAGTGGTTTACCATCATCACCGTAAACGGTAGTTCCATTTGAATCTTGATAAACGATATTACCATTTTCATCGAGTGTTGCACCATTTCTTAACTCATCAAGTAATGCCTTTTTGCCAATATTAGACTTAACACCGTCTAGCACACCAGTTTCTAACAAGTGGAGGTTTAATTCCTTATCAGAAAGTTTTTGTTCGTAAGTTTTGATTTGTTCTTCATAAGCACTCTTTGTAGAATGCAACATATCTTGTAACTTACTAACATCAGGGTTATCAATAACTGCTTTTAATGACTCCTCATTAATCTCCTCAACACCAAGTGTTGATTTTACAGTATTTTTAAGTGCATCACGCTTTTCAATAGCTTTTCGTAAATCACTCTCATATACACTTGCTTTCTGTTTTAGTCCGTTAATACTCTGCTCTGTAGAAGTTGCAACTTCTTTAAGCTTAGTAACAAACTCCTCATTAGCAAATGTAGAGGCTGATTCAATTAGTTCTTCAAACATATCCATGTCCTTTTTCCGTTGGTTTTATGACAGCATCCACTATCATTTAATGTAATTGTACCATAAGTTTACTCCTTAGGTACAACTGTGTTATCTGTATTCTTATGTAAATCAGCTGGTGGTACCTTAGAAACAGGTTTAAAAGAGTCCTTCTCAATACGCTTAACCTCATCACTAGGGTTGCCCACATTAATCATCTCATACTGTTCTAGTGAACTGTACAGCGTCTCTATAGATAACGCACCACCTAAGTACATCTCCCACAGTAAACGAACTTGACCTGAATCTGAAGCGAGAGCATTGTAGTCCTTGTTGATTGTAACCATACCAATAGTCGGTTTAGGCTCGTTGAGGTAGTCAACGAGCATATCAATACCCTTGTTAAGACTATACTCAATGATGTTAGCAATGACTGTAACTCTGTTAGACGCCTCAGCTGATTCATAGTACGCTTGTGTAGCAGTCTTTATCGTCTGTGAGTCCGACTGTGATGCTCTAATGACACCACTAGTGATATCCTTCTCAATAACAAGTAAATCTTTTTGCAACTCATTAATAGATGTCCCTTGTAACTCCCTCCACTGAAAGTCGCACTCATCTTTAGTACCGTTGAATATGAACGCCTCATCAACACCGATAACCAGTGCAGGCTTAGCAGTAGATGGTGAACCATCATCCTCATCAATATCTGCACCCCATATAACAGGTACTGGACATGCTGACATATCAAGATATCTATCTTTAGATGATGTACGATTAGCATGCTTCAGATTGAGTAGAGCGATATCATAGAGTGGCGGTATCTTAGATAAACTCAACTCTACTATCGGTACATAATCCAAGTCCGTGTAAATAACATCATAAATATAAAAATCACCATCTGCTAAACGATAGAGTGTTACAGTACCATCATCCCGCAGCACACGATACTGCTCTATCTGTTCTGTGGCAAACTCATCAACTGGCTCATCAACTTCCTCTTTGATTACTATAAGTGTGAAGTTCCCTGTTTCGTTCTTACGCCAGTTAATAACAGCCGACCGCTTGATATTAACAAGATAAGGGTCTCCTCCCTCTACGGGAGACTCAGCCATAAGATATGTCACACCATCAAGTGTGAGATTAGTGGCAAGTGTTCTTGCAAACTGATTTAGCGACACCTCAGTATCAATCTTCTTAAACAACTCATTAACACGATTAGAATAACCAGATGTTGATATAGGTTTTCTAAAAATCATACCTACAAATGCTTCAGTAGCCCGTTTAACAAAGTTCTTAAGTGCTACATTGGATTTTCTTTCTTCAAAAGAACTATCAATCTCCTGTGGAAACTGCTTAATATACCCTTTAATAAAATCTGTACCGCTAAACACATTATTAACAACCTGTACTTGTTGCAAGTGAGTCTTATACTCACTATGTTCAAAACCTACATTAACACTACTCATATCATACCTCCGTTGTGAAATTATAACCTAAATCTTGACACTTTCGCACTCGAACGAGATATGCCGAGTAAATTGTGCGTCACATAACCAAAGGCATCATTCATGTGGTCAGTCCCGTGACTCTTATCTGGTGAACCGTCTTTAAGGTACGACTGCTCAATTAAGTTAGATGTCAGTGTTGGACACTTATCTGTATTGATGAGCACCCTACGATAACCTAGTGAGTTACATAGAGCTGAGTTCACTGAAACTATCCTATCTCTGACTGGCGGATTCTTCTTTGGCGCTCTAATACCGAATCCTGCTTCTCGCAGCAACCCTATATCTGACTTAGACGCATCAACTGATTTAGATGAGCGACCACTAGCATCTGGATATATCATTATCTTACGACCTGTGTCGTACCTATCCTTGATAATGTCAATCATAGCAGGTGTATCTCTTACATCACTAATCTCATCCAAGACAAGTAACTTATCATACTCCTTGTACGCAACTACTGCACTCATATGGTTAACATTAAAATCCATACCTATATGTAAGGTCTTTAAGTCCATCTTAATAGTCTCGAAGCTCCTGTTCTTATCAGGGTCAAAGTTAGGATATACAGTACCTGAGTTAAGATTAACAAACTTCCCGTTAAGATAAGCATCAATAAGCTGCTCAGGATAAGACTCTTTAAGGTTAATAATATACTCTTTTGGCAAAAACGGGTTATCATATGTAGATGCTTGAATAAGTTCATAACCATTACGACTCTCTTTCTTCCATCGATTATAGACAAACCGATAACCCTCAGGTGTAGTATAGACACTAGCTGAGTTTTTAACCATAGCAGTGGCAGTCTTAGGTATAATCTTCTTTCGATTACGACCTAAGAGTTTCTGCCACACCATCTCAGCCTTATCGACTTCCAATGTATCTAATTCATCCACATGGGAGTGATGCACCTCATAACCAATGATACGGTCTGGATTTTCTAATGACCTGAATAACACAGTACCCACATTAGGTATATCAATAATTCCATCAGTCTTATTTAATGTATAAACTAACCCTGCATTTGATAATATCTCTTCAAAACGAGGGTACATAATCTTTTTAATAAGGTCTACAGTCGGTTCGTAAATAGCAATCTGTGCATTCTCTATCTCGAACATCTGTTTTAAGGCTTTCATAACCATAGTTTCTGACTTACCACCACCAAATCCTGATACTAAAGCTGGAAAAGATGCTTGCGAATTAATCATCTTCATCTGATGTGGCAACATCTTTCGTCTTAGTACACCACCCATTAATTATCCTTAGTGGTAGCAGCAAGGGCAACGAACTGAACTAAACTTCTAATCGTTTCATCAATACTCTTAAGCCCGTTAGCTTCTTTAATATCTCTAAGTATATAATAGGTGTCTCTGTTAAGTCTAGTGCCTATATACTTTTTTGAACCTGCTTTATCTCTTGTTAGGTCTTTATCTGTAGGTATCTTACTCGCTTTCAATAAACTCCTCCGTTGCAGTAATTTGCTTAATATCATCTGTAGTCATTTCAATAAACTCAAAACCGTTGATAGCGTTAATCTGTATGTTAGTCTGAGACTCTTTAGGAGATAATCCAACTATCTTAGCCGCAGATTCAATAACATTAATAGACTCTTTAAGTGATTTTGAATCACTAGCTGTGTTAATAAACTCAGATGCTTTCTCAACAGCTGCGTAGGTAGCGTCTTTGATAATATCAGCAAGTTGCACATTACCAGAGCGAAGATTATCTATAGCTTTTTGTTGTTCATCTGTCATATTCATCCTTATTTATATGTTATTGTAGCAAAATGTATGTAAAGTAGCAAGGTTTGTCCTATTAACTTAAGGTTTATTAACTAACACTCTAAAAATTGTTTCCAGTTTGTTAGCTTAACCAAACTTAAGTAACACTCTAAAAATTGTTTCCAGTAGCTTAATCAAACTTAAGTGTAGTATCATTTTTTGTTCCCAGTTTATTGGTGGTCACCATCACCTTATCCCCCTATACTTTACTCCCCCTACCCCTTATACATTTATAGTTAATAGATGTTATATAGTAGTATAGTGAAAATTTAAAATAGTGAAAATTTAAAATGTTAGACTTAGAGTGTAAAAGTGCTATACATAATAACTATTTAATACATAATAACTATTTAGTACATAATAGCTATTTAGTTAGTACATAATCAAATAACCCTACCAAATAACCCTATTAATATAACTAATAGTTAATCCTACTATATAAGAAGATACAGTATTTGTACATTGTATGTAAGAAATAAATCTAATGATACAATTAGCAAAAAGAATTTATAAATTTACAAACGCCTATAAATAGGGCTTTAAAGCGTGTTTTACCTCTTAATCATACAATTAACTTAATAAAACCCTTGACATGCTTACGTAAATATGTCATAATACGACTATCAAAACAAAATGAGTGACACAAAACACTCTCAAAAAGGATATAAAATGGAAACATTACATAACATCAACACTGAGATATCAAACAGTAGTCATACGATTAAAACTGAGAAACAAAACAGAACTGAGTTAGTTGCAACACTTATAGATACAATGGTATCTAAATCCAAAGAGTATAAAGAAGTGTATAACCTATCTAACAAAAGAGCATATGAGATCGCTTTTGAACTTGAAGACACTAAGCAACTTGATACATATACAAAAAGAGCATTTAAAGTAGCTAAGGCTATCATTAAAGACGGTTACAAAATTAATTATAAGTTATTATCGCTTAGTCAGTGCGAACAATTGACTAAGTTCAATAAGAACTTAGTTAATAAGCTTATAGTTGAAATCAGAGAACTTGGTGAAGACGCAACTCAAGACGCAAAAAACGACTTGTATATTGAACTTGTAAAAGAGTTGATAGATAAAGGTAAAGTAACTAAAACGACAAAAGTGTTCAGTGCTAAGGTTGCAAGTGAGGCGGAATAAAACCGTCTCACTAAAAATACTTTTATAAAGCCTTATGACGTTACAAAATAGTAACCTCTCATAAAGCTTTTAGAATTATTTTTTAAACGACGTTACACATTTAGTAACCTCTCGTCTAATCGGCTTAATCTATTGTAGCAACACCCAGCGTTTGGAATAGTTGCAGAGAGTTAAATACAAATTGAAATAAGGGAACAAATTCCCGCCTACTGTTGAAAAACCTCTTTTACGACTCACAGAAAAAACTGTGCCTTGATGAAATAGTTACTTTAAAGTTGCAAGGGTGTAGCAAAAGAGGTCGGTGCGCTGAATAAAGCGCTTAATACCCGTAAAGTGAGAATAGTAGCTCACTATGTAACTATATTTTTAGCTGTAAAATAATCGTAAAAAATAAAATAATCGTAAAAAAAATAAAATAATCGTAAAAAAATAAAATAATCGTAGCAAGCGGATTTTTATTTTTATTTTTATTTTTATTTTTATTTTTATTTTTATTTTTATTTTTACATTATAAAAATTTTTACATCATAGAGATTTTTACATAAAACGGTTGAAATACTGTATTAATTATAGAAAACGGTTGAAATCCTGCATTATTTTGAAATTCTGTAAATAAAAAATAATATTAATTAATTAATTAATTAGGTAGCAAATATTTTTAGTTTAATTAAGCCTCCATTTATGGCGGTTTATAAAATTAAAATAGGAGATGAAATTATGCTTATAATCTCATACCAACAAAAAAATGGTGTTATTACTACAATTAACACTAAAAATAAAAATAAAAAAGATGCAATACTTAATTTATTAAGTACATTAAATTACAAAATTATAGAAATAGAGGAGAAATAAAATGGTATTTACATATATTGAAAATAAAGATTTATTGAATATTGAAGATTTATGGTTTAAAGAATTAGATTTAGATTATCAATTCGGTTTAATTCGCAGGTTACACAATTTGGGTGATGAACAAGAGGGTAAATCTGTAGCGCAACACAATAGGAAAGCCAAACCTTATCATGATAAAGCTGAGCATTTAAAAAGTATATCTAAAATTATGAAAATACGACCTAAAGGAGAAATAAAATGAAAAATGAAATAAGAAACAAAATAAACAAAATAAATTTAAGCTATCTTAATTATAGCGACAAAGCGTTAAAAAGTGTAAAAGATAAATTATTTGAACACCTTTTAACGCTTAAACCTGAATATATTGATTGTACAATTAATGAATTCAGTGGAATTGAACCTTATGAGTGGGAAGAATTAAAGGACGATTGGGAAGTAATATTTAAAAATAATTACCATTATTTTATAATACCAAAATGGTAAAAGGAGAAATAAAATGATATTAGAGTATACAGATTATGAAATAACAGTATGGGACGCAATGGATGAATTTGAAATAATTCATAACTTTATATTTCAATCAGGGGAGATGCTATGAAAATTAGACAAATAGCAAATAATCAATTTATGGTCAATACAGAGAAAGGTATATATTTTCAAAGTTACGATAGCGTGGTATGTTTTAAACCTTATGATGGAGGTAAAATACTTTTAAGTACACACTGGAGCTACAGCCGAACTACTATGAAATATTTAGGGCAATTTTTAAATGGTGCCAAAAAACCTGATATTTTAAAGTTGATTAAAAGCGGTAAAGCTGAGGTTATAGGAACTGACAGCTTACCGATAAAATAAACACTTAAAGGGCTTTTAGAAGTCCTTTATAGTGCTTATTTATAAGTACAAATAACTATAAGGAGTCATTAATGGCTGGATTAACATTAGATTTAAGCGGAGTGGTAAATTCTGCAATAGATGAGAAGATGAAAAGCTTTGATATTGAGGGTCAAATTAAAGAATTATTAGGTGATGTTGCGAAATCTGCATCTAAAATTCTTGAAGTTAAATTAAAAGGCGATGAAAAAGGTACTAAATTACCTTTGATTCATAAACAATTTGAACAATTACTCAAAGTCGCTCAACTAAAAGGTGTAAATATACTTTTAACGGGTGGAGCTGGACTTAGTAAAAGTACAGCGATTGAGCAAGTTGCGGCTGCTTTTAAACTTGAACTGGCGTCAATATCCTTTAGTAATCAGACGACAAAAACTGACTTATTAGGTTTTATAGATGCTAACGGTGTTTATAGAATGAGCAGCTTTGTAGATGCTTTCAAAAATGGCAAAATATTTCTAGCGGATGAAATGGACGCGTGTTCCTCAAATGTACTGGTGTTATTAAATAGTGCAATAGCGAACGGGAGATTAGAACTGCCTAATAATGAAGTATTATTTGCCCACGATAACTTTAGATTTATTGCAACAGCAAATACAAACTTAAGAGGTGGTAAAAATGGATTTACTGCAAGAAATAAACTAGATGCTGCAACTATTGACAGATTTGTAGTTATAGACTGGGAATTAGATGAAGATTTGGAACAAAAGCTCACTAATAATGATGCTTGGCTAAAAATAGTAAGAAAATGTAGAGCAGTTGCAGAAGACAGTTTAGATGGTGTTGTTATAACACCTAGAAGTAGCTATGACGGTGCAAAACTACTTAAGATGGGTATTGATATAGACTTTGTAATTAAGAGTACTATAATCAAAGCTATAGGTATTGATGAAGAGAAAATACTCTTAAAAGCAATTACAGAAAATATGAAAAAAGAAGCTACTAAAAATACTAAAGTGGATGAAGTAAAACCTAAAATTCCAGAAGATGATGAAATAGATGAAATTTCAGAAGATGATGTAGATGATTTTAGTTGGTAAGGAGATATTATGGAGATGATAGATAAACCTGAATTACATGAAGATTTTAAAGTCTTAATGAAAAAACCTGAGTGGTTTAAAGATAAAAAACCTAAACAAATGCTTTATTTGCGTTCGAGATCTTTAGACTCTTGGGGCAATTATATGCTTACAAACAAAAATACCAAGAAATCTAGTATGCGTAATGATTATGAAAAATGGTCTGGGTGTACTACTTGGAAAGAGTATCTTGAAATACTTGAAAATGGTGATGAAGATATAGTAAAAAAAGTTAAAGTAGCTACTCAAAAGGCTACTAAAAAACTTGAAAAAGAACATGAGAAAATAATTGTAGGTTATAAATTTGATGTGACAGGTGAACAATTTGATATCGGTCTTGTTTTGAGTGGTGTTCCTGAAGTATGGTTAGAACCTGAGGAAATAGATAAAGAGATACCTAAAGTTACTATTAGACTTAATTTAACATACTCAGCAACCACAGAGACAGATTCTGTGGTTGAAAACGCTAGTAAAATATTAGCGATAACTAAAGTGCTTGATGAAATGGGTATATTAGTTAGATTAGAGGGCTATAACATGGCATATAACTATGATGCCATACACCGTAGGAGAGTTATTATTATAGAGAACACTATAAAGAATTTTGACGAGCCTTTAAACTTTGCAAAAATAAGTGCTTTCATAAGCCCAGCTCAATTTAGACGAGGTTGTTTTTATTTACTTGAAACTTGTGCGGAAAAATTAGAAGGAGGTTACGGTAAAGCTTTTGAACATAAAGGCATATTAAATATTTCAAATGAATTAGAAATTAAAGACTTTGAAAAAAGTCTCTTTAAAGGATTTGAAAATGGATAGATTTGAAAAAGGTAAAGTTTACTTTGTAAAAACAGGTGATGGTTTTTACTTGGTGCAACAAAAAAGTTATAGAGGATGGGTAGCAATCAACTTTACTCACCCTAACGTAAATTTTAATAAGTTAGTGATAGAGAAGAATGGTAAAGATTTATTCAAATATTTTGAAACATTTGATAATGTTGAATATAAATCTTATAGTATAAATAACATTCCAGAGTATAGACGTGAAATGTTTACAATACTTAAAATAGGAGAATTTTGATGATACAAATATGGAAAGATAAAAAAGGTACTTTGGTACTAACATACACAAAAGGTTTCCACCATAGCCTTTATATGCACGATTTAGGGTATATAAAGGCTGGTGAGCTGCAATGCTCATGGGATAAAGTTAATATAAAAGCTGAATGTATTAAAAATACAGCTCAGCTTGAAAAATGGTTATTAAAAAATGAAAGTAAAATAAGAAAGGGTTTGAGATGGTTAAAGCTTATTTAATTAGCAATACTTGTGATGTATTTACAAGTATTGCTAAAGTAACAATACATAATTGGAGAGATTATTCAAAATTACTTGATTGTGATTTATTTGATGTTGTAAGAGTTGAGTGGGGTGGTAAAGACATCTCACTCTATGTAGATGATGAGGGTATGTTAAAAGAAAACTATGGACGACGTGTTGAGGGTTATCCAGAGCCTCTATTTGGTAATATCATTGTGACAGGCGGTGTAGATAGTGAAGGGAACACATTAAGTATTCCTGATGATATTATAGTGTCTGAACATATTGGACAAATTGAATATAAAATAAAAGGCTAAAAGATGAAATTAAAAGAGATAAAAGAAGCAGTAGGGAATGCAAAATGCAGTACACGAAAACCAGATAAAGTTCTAGTTAAACTTGATGATTTAGATTTAATGATTGATTACATAGAGTCATTAGAATACTTTATGAAGAAGTTAAATACTGAAAAAGATGACCTTACATCAAAGGTTATCCAGCTAGAAAAAGATTTAAACTTAGCACTAACCAACCATTGTGTTGAGTTAGATACTTACATTTAAAGGCTATAAAATGACTAAATCATATCAAGGTAATGAAGAATATAGTGTGTATTTCTTCTCAACAGGTAGAGCAATTACGTTAAAAGAGAGTGAAATTGAAGCAATTAATGAGGAGCAAATTAGCAAAAACATAGAATTAGAAAAGGAATTAGAAAAGGGAAATGAGAAGTTTCAAAATGAAATTGATGAGTTAGAAGACGAAATTTCAGATTTAAAAGATGAAATTTCAGATTTAACTAAACAAATTATTGAAAAAGAAAATGTCGAAATCCTACATTCTTAAAATAAACTTATGCAGGATTTCAACATTCTTAACTGAACCTTAAATAAAGTGTGGTCAAAATTGGTGAAGTCAATTTTTTGGCGTCACTTTTGACCACGCCTTAAACCTCGTGTGGCAGGGGGTTGCAGCGGTTGAGAAGTCAATGTGGTCAAAAAATTTACACTGAGACCCTATATACATATTTTTTTTACTAATAAAAAAATAAAATATATATCACATATAGGGTATATATTAGTGACTACATTGACTACAAGTGCTGTTTACCCCTATTTTAGGGAGTTTTAGCGTATGCAAAAGTGTAGTCAAATGCGTAGTCACTAATTTAATCGTGACTACACAGCTAAAACTTGACATAACAAGAACCCTTTGCTACAATACCGCATACAAAATTCAACAAGCCGTCCAAACAGCTACAAGACAACTTCGGTTGGCTTGTTGAGTCTTGTAATTACAAGAAGCTGTTTGGACGGCAACTTCTTGAAGACTTTTATATTTTAGTCCCAAAGGAGTTATACATGAACGAAAAGTTAAAAGACGCTTATGAACAATATCGTTCATTAGGGTTTATACTTCAGCAATCTGCTAAGAACCAAAAACACGCACACCGAAAAGGTTCGTATCAAGACAGAGACAATGAACCTTACACACCATCTGCTACAGGTTACGTAGCAATTATCCCTAAGAACATCATTATCGTCGATAACGACAGTTACAAAGATGACGGTGCCTCATTCTCAAAACTTTGCAACGATTTAGGTTATATTCCTGAAGCTTTCGCAATTACACCGAGTGGTGGCGAGCATTATGCTTTTGAAAATAAAAAACCTGATTTTGTAATCGGTAAAACAATCGACAAATACCCTGCTCTTGATATCTATGCAGGTTATCAATCAGTTATTCCGATAGTTGGAACAACAGTTCTCAATAAGCAAGGGAAATTAGCTTCTTACGAATGGGCTAGTTTTGATGACACGCTTGTCGTGAACGAGTGGGATGATAACTTCACAGAGTTATTTAACATGCGAGAAAGAAGTGAACGCAATCAAACCGCTGAGTATGATGACCTTGACATAGCTCTCAAAGCTGAGGATATGCCACTTGAAGAAGTTGAGCAGTTAATCTCCGAATTACCTGAGAATTTAGACTATGACACTTGGCTTGAAATCGGTATGGCAATTTATGACCGTTTTGGAGGCAGTGAGGAGGGGTACAAATACTTCAACAAATTCAGTGCAAAATCATCTACAAAATATGATGAAAATCTCACATTCATAAAATGGCATGAGGGACATTTAATACCCAACTCGATAACTTATAAGCGGTTACGCCTTTTCGTGGCTTCTACCCACCTTAAAATGATTGAGAACAGCATATCTGATATGAAATCAGATGACAATCTGCAAGAAATCATTGAAAAAGTCAAAAATACACCTAAATTCAACACAGTTGAACTACCAGATAATAAGGTCAGAGAAAAGCTTGCTAACCAACTAAATTCAAAGTTAAAAAAGCTTAAAAAAGATAACCCAGAAATTAAGATTATTCAAGCAAGAACTTTGGTTAAAGAGTTGAGTCCTGAGAAAGATGTTGCAGATATCACAGACAATTCTAGTTTTGCTTTGTATCGCTTAGATAATAAATATTTACTGAGAGTGGGTAATACTGTAATTGAAAATATAACCGCTGGTATGTTAAGTGAAACTATGAATAGTCAAGGTATCAAAATCAGTAAAGATGAATTAAGTACTTTAAAATATTCAACACCGACCATAAGTAATTATACACAAGTAGCAGACTATTTACTGCAACAAGAGTCAAAATTTACATTAGAGCAAACAACGCAATATACACCTCCCAAACTTGTTTTAAGGACAAACCCTATTTATGGTCTTGATTTAGGTGAGATAGATGAAGAAGTGTATCATGATTTTAACCATAATGTATGGGGTGGTAAATTAGAGGATATGATACGATTAATAGCTCTCACAATTAAATTTAAAGAGAGTAAATTAAATCGTTTGATGGTCATTGCTCCATCAAATTCAGGTAAATCTGAAATATTTACAATGCTCGATTTTCAAAAAGTCACAATGCCTAGATTATTAGCAGGTATGAGAGGTGATAAAGGTGTCGGAGAGCCTGTAATACGGGGTATTCGTAAAACAGGGTTATTGCTTATAGATGAAGCAAATAAAGCACTCCCTGCTGAAATTAAAGATATGGATAAAGAGTTACATATTGACCAGTTTGGTAGTAATGGTACACAAATATTACCTTTACACTTTACAGCATTAACTTCTACCCATAAGGAAGCTACCCGTAATAATTCAGATGAGATTTACAATCGCTTTTTGCAAGTAGAATTACTTGCAAGTGAGATGAAGTATCAAATTATACAGAGTCCTTTGTTTTTAAAGAACGGAGAGCATTATAGTTCGAACATCAAAAAAGCTATATTTCGATTATTCAAAGAAACAATAGACAGTGATGCAGATATTAATGAGTTAAGAGCCTTACAAGCTGAGTATAGAGTGCCACTTAATACAGACCTTAATGATTTATTACTAGAAATATCTTATGATTATATAAATCACATTAAGATTAATTCTAAACCTTTTGGTGACATTGTAGAAAGAGTAGGTGAATATTTCATTAAGCGTAAAAAAGATGCTAAGGATTATTTTGATGATAGATTAAGTGAGATAAAAGAACTTGATGTACCAAAGTATAGCGAACTCTTACTTAACCACTTTATACCTAGTGAAAACAGGAACTCTATTCGCATTGATGGTAAACCAATTAGGTATTACAAACTAGAGTTGTCACCTTATACAGATGATGAGGAAGAAAAACTAATATCTGAATTTGATAATTTAGAGTTAGATGAATTTTAGTATAACTTAAGTCTTCTTAAGTTATAGTACACAAAAACAAAAGGAAAATAAAATGAAAATTACAATCGACACAACAGAGACATTAAGTCAAAAAGACAGAGAGATTTTAAACTTACTGTTAAATGAAACACCAAAAGTAGAGAAAAAAGCAGCTGAGATTAAAGCTAAAGCACCTGCACGACCTAAAACAGAGAAAAAGGTAGAAACACCAACTCCAGCACCTGAAAAAGCTTCAGCGGTAACTATAGACGATTTAAAAAATGAAGCTAAAGAAGCAACTAAGCGTACTGATAGATTGACAGTTAAAAAAGCTATTGGTAAATATGCAGATAAACTTGTTGATGTGAAAGTTGATGACTATGAGGCATTGCTTGCAGATTTGAAAGGATTATAAGATGAGAGATTTAGATAAAGAGTTTAAAACAGTTAGTAAAAAAGTGTATAAATTAAAAGTAGAGTTGTTTACCAAACTACTAGGAGATGCTGAGAAAATTAAAAACCTTAAAAAAGTTCAGGATGAATTTCAATTACTTAGCGGTTTAACTTATTTGTTAGATGTAATTGAAACTGGAGAGGTTAAATAAATGCAGCATGCTAGATTGAGCCCTAGCGGCTCGGCTAGATGGTTACAGTGTACTAAGTCAGTTGAAATGGAGAGTGCTTATGGTAATGGCACAAACTCCGCAGCTGAATGGGGTACAAACGTTCACCACATAGGAGAGTTACTACTTAAAGGTGAGAATATAGTTATCGGAGATACGCTGCAAGAACGAGGTGGTGAGTCATTTATCGTAGATGATGAGATGTTAACTTGCGCATTAGATTATGCCAACTATGTTAGAGGCTTTATAGATGATAAAAGTACAGTTTTAATAGAGGAAACTTTTGATTTATCTTTTATAGCTCCTGATACTTTTGGTACATCTGATGCGACTGTAGTAAATGATACAACACTACATGTAATGGATTTAAAGACAGGTAGAAATCTTGTATATGCTGAGAATAATACACAGCTAATGCTGTATGCTCTAGGTGCGTTACATAAAGTTGAGAGTGAGCATTATATTGATGAAGTAGTTTTACATATCGTTCAAAGTAGAGTTGGTCATGTTGATACATGGACTACTGATGTGGATGCTTTATTAGGATTTGAAAAGTTTGCTAAAGAACAAGCTAATAGTATCATTAGTGGTAATACAAGTTACAAACCTACTGCTAAAGGGTGTATGTGGTGTAAACATAAGGCACACTGTGATGCACTTAGAACTTATACTGAGAATATCATCAAAGGTGATTTTGATAACTTGGAAGATTTAGATGCTAATGTTGCAAATAACACGCATATTAAACAAATACTTGATAATAAAGACCTAATAATCGGATTTATCAACGCTGTTGAGGAAGTCGCTCTAGAGAAGTTGCAACAAGGCGAAGATATCGATGGTTATAAAATTGTTGAGAGTAGAACTAATCGCAGATGGGATAAGGAGAACGAAGATAAAATTGAAAAATACCTCGTTAGGAAACTTAAAACTTCTGGAGCATATAAACAAACGCTAATAGCTCCAACACAAGCGATTAAAAAACTTGATGAGACAGGTAAAAAATATGTTGAGAAGCTTATTGTTAAACCAAAAGGTAAACCAACTATCGTTCCGATTACTGATAAAAGACAATCAGTTTCAGTAGCTGAGGGTTTTGATAAATGTTAAGCGAGGTGTAAGTTTACAAATGTTAAACTTACGAATACTTACTCCCTGATAGTGTTCAAAGTAGTAAAATGTTAAAAGATAGCCAAATAGGGCAAAGGAAAACACAAAATGAAAATTACAAATATAAAAGAGATTACAGACTTCAACGGAAATATGGCGATTGAATGTTTAATTAAAAACGCAGAGATAAAATGGGCTTTTCTAGCAGAACCTAGTGATATGTCAGGTAAGTATGAAGTTACAATAGAGCTTGACAATGAAGTAGAAGCTGAGTATATTTCACTATGTAATAAAGTATGGAACACCTATAAAACAGCTAAAAAGCTTAAAACTAAACCACAAGCAGTCGGTTTTGGTGAAGTTAAAGATGAAGATGGTAATGAGACAGGCATTAAAAAACTTGTTGCAAAAGCTATTCATACAAGTAGAAAAGGTAAAGTATTACCTCCACCTCTTGTGATTGATACCAGTAAACAAAAAATTGATTTGAAAGAATACCCTACAATAGGTAATGGTACTGTTGCAAATGTTAAAGTGGCTATTCAAGCGTACGAGTTTAATAAACAACATGGAGTAAGTGTTAAATTATTGGCATTACAAATTGTAAAACTTGTTGAGTATTCTGGTAGCTCAGTTAATACTGATGATTTTGATGAAATTGAAGACGACGAAGAGTTTTAATCATTCTTTCCTCGAATAGATAACGAGGTTGGTTTACCATACCCAACATGATAAGTAAATCCCGTAAAACAACACGGTTGGGTACCTCCTTAGAAATGATACGTGTGTTCTTACTGCTCTCTTAAGCGAGGGCAGTATAGAGTATATGACTCTAAAACTATCATAAGTGATATAAACACTTTAAAAAAGGAAAAATATGAAAACATTAAGCGCACTTGACATAGAGGTGCTACCAAACTACTTTTTACTTGTTTTGAAAAGTACACGAACAGGTAAAATAAAACAATATGAGTTATTTGGAGAAAATAAAAGATTTTCCAAAGATGAGATTAGAAGTATTAAATCGCTTCTTACTAAATACACTTCATTCGGTTTCAATTCAATCAATTACGACATGCCATTAATAAATTACGTTTTAATGGGTGCAACACCTCAACAGCTTTATAAAGTTTCTAAAGACATAATTGAAAATAGAAAAAAGGCATACTTTATTTATACTGAGTATGAAATTACTAAAAATAATTTTGACCATTTTGATTTAATTGAACCGTCCCCTGCTGTGATGGTATCTTTAAAAACTTATGGTACTAGACTAGGTAGCAAGAAGCTTAAAGAGTTTTATTTAGACCCTCACGAGCCAATTAATGAGGCTATGCTTGATGAGTTTAGAGCTTATTGTGTTAATGATGTTGACACAACAATAGACCTTTATAATGCAATTAAAGATAGAATATCTTTGCGTGAGGATATGATGCAACAGTATGATGGTATAGTTGATTTAAGAAGTAAATCAGACCCTCAGGTGGCTGAAGCTATATTTAAATATAAGCTTAATTTACGTTCAGCAAAGCCTGATAAAGTTCCAACTTCAATAACTTATAAAGCTCCTGATTATATTACATTTAGAAATCCAGAACTTAATAAGCTTAAAGAGTTAATGGAAACTCATCCAATACCTGTAAATCAAAATAATGGTCAGCCTAAATTACCTACTGAATGGAATAAATATTTAAAACCTAAAATAGGGAACACTGTTTATAAAATAGGTTTAGGTGGTATCCATTCACAAGAGAAACAGTTAGTGGTTGAGGCAAATAATAATTATGTGCTTAGAAATGCAGATATTGCGTCTATGTACCCATCTATTATTTTAGAACTTGGTTTATATCCTAAATCACTTGGTAAAAAGTTTCTTAATGTGTATCGTGACATTTATAACACACGACTTGAAGCTAAACATAATGGTGATAAAGCTACAAATGCAGGTTTAAAAATTGCATTAAATGGTAGCTACGGTAAGTTTGGTTCTAAATATAGCTTTCTGTATGCCCCTCACTTAATGCTATCTGTAACATTAACTGGTCAATTAATGATGTTAATGTTAATTGAAGAGTTAGAGGATAGAGGTTTTAGTGTTGTTTCTTCTAATACTGATGGTATTGAAGTCTATTGTGAAAGAGATAGAGAATCTGAATTTGAAACAATAGTGTTTGATTGGGAATTAACAACTGGTATGAATATGGAGCATGGCTCATATCTTGGTTTATACGCAAGAGATGTTAATAACTATGTTGCTAAATACGATGGGTATGTTAAAGCCAAAGGAGCTTACACTGAAACATCATTAATGAAAGGTCGTTCTACACCAATTGTTGCAACTGCTGTTAGAGAATTTATTAATAGTGGTAAATCTATGGAAGATACAATTAAAGAGTGTAAAGATGTTAATGAGTTTATAGCTGCTAGAAATGTTAAAGGTGGCGGATGTTATAAAGATAAACATATTGGTAAAACTGTACGTTGGTATTACTCACTTGATGGAGATACTATTAACTATTGTAGCAATGGTAATAAAGTAGCTAAAACAGGTGAAGGCAATGGTGTAAAACCTATTATGGATTTATTTGATGCAATACCTGATGACTTAGATTATCAGTGGTATTTTGATGAAGCTGTTAAACTGTTAAATGATTTAGGAGTTAAGTAATGGATTTTACAAGGGAGGATTTAATAAAATATTGTGGCAAGCAGCGGGGTTCATCTACATTTATAGCTTTACGTAGAGCTAATCTAGGCTACTGGAAAATGGTTACAAGAGGTAAGTATGATAAACGATTTGGAAAACATACAAATACCTCATCTACAGTGCATTTTGCACCTGATGAGGTTATATCATTCTTTACATCTCGTATAAAGAAAGCTAAGAAAAATGCTTATATGTCTCCTAATCCTATGTGGATTATGAACTGGGAAGCGATGATTAAATTAGCAAAACATTTTAAGGATATAAAATGAGATTCACTATTTCAGACATTAAAGAAAGGATTATGTAATGAAAGATTGTGATAATTTAATAGTTACTGGATTAATTGTTGGAATACTTGTTGGCAGTGTTATCGGTGTATATTCAGTTATAGCAATGACATATGATAAAAAGAATATGAATACATTACTTATTAAAGAACAATGTGCTGAATATAATAAAGATACAGGTGAATTTATTATTCACAACTTATTAAAAAAGGACATAAAATGAGATTCACTATGTCAGACATTAAAGAGGTTACTAACAAAGAGGTAGCATGTAAGTTAACAGCTACATTAGCTAATAAAGTTAATTATATTGTTAAACCAAGGAAAGGGGATTTTAACCAAACTCGTTGGTATGATTTAGATGAAGCAATAGTTTATTTTAGTAGAACTTTAGAAGGGAATAACAGCAGGTACAATCGAATTAGACAACAGTATTTGCAAATACTTTTTAAAGTAAGAGAAAATTTAGATTATGCAAAAGGAGAATAAATGAAAAAATATACAGTAGAATTAACAAAAGAACAGTTGCAACAGCTAGGAATTGTAGTAGAGCCTGAGTTTACATATCCGTTATTTAAAAGATGGAAAGATTCAGGAGAAATTGTAAAATTTACTTCTATGTCAGAAGGTGTTGTTGTATGGAAAGGTACTGGGATTGAAAAAGTAGGAAATGTATCAGACACTTTTATAAATCATACCGATACTGGATGGGAAGATGTAGTTTATGATTCTGAAAGAGATTTGTGGGATGGGCAACCTATAGAATGTTGGAGCAATGGAGGTACCCACAGAAGATATATTAAATTTTATGATGCTAAAAACAGATGTTCTTTTAATTATGCTGGTAAAAGAGGTGGTTTAACTTATGATAACTATAAAGCACTCTCGCCAGATAGATATGATGAGTGGATATTAGAAGCTTATAAAACATTGGAGAAATAAAATGACTAATGAAGAATTAGTAAGCGAATTTAAAAGATGGTTAAATGCAGATAGACCAAAAGTATATATAAGAAGTATAAGTCATTTTAAAGAAGATATATGGGAATTTACACATACTCCTAGATGGGCATCAAACACATATTATATAGTAGATAATGCACATGCAGAATTTAGAAAACTGCAAATAGAGAAACCAGACATTCAATTTCAATTATTACAATACCAAGAAGCAGGTTTAGACAGTAATGGTGAGCCTAAAGTAAAAGCTGTATGGGTAGATTGTAAACCTGATTGGAACTTGAATGAAAAATACAGAATTAAACCACTTGAATGGTATGAAGACCCAAATATGAAAAATAAACCTGTATGGTGTAAAAGTTATATAGACAATGAATGGGAAATAGATATCTTTTTAAGCTACCATAAAAACGATAGATTACCTTTTAATTGTTTAAACGATTGCTGGAAATATGCTGAACCTGTAAAACCAGAAGATTTGTATCAAGGAGAACAAAATGATACTAACTAAAAGAGAATTAACACAAAGATTATTAAATGGTGAAAAATTAACACCTAAGAATTATGCTACAAGTTGCTACTGTTGTTATGATGAAACATATGATTATCCTTTTCGTTATATTAATATTTTTTCAGAAAATATTCCAATGAATGGTTCATGGAATGAAACAGAATGGGAGGTATATCAAGAGACACCAGAATGGTGGGAGCCAAAAGACGGTGAAAAAGCTTATTATATTGATGTAAATAATAGTTATGCAGAAAGTAAAAAGTGGTTTACTGAAGTCGATAAAAATGTCATTAAACAAGGTAATGTATTTAAAACAAGAGAAGAAGCAGAAAAAGAGGTAAAACTTCGTGCTGCTAAATATAGAGTTAAGAAGCGTATCTGGGAACTAAACGGTGGAGAGTTTGTTGGATTTGAAAAGAATTTACCTAGCTGCTCTTTTATCTTAAGAAAGGGTAATACAAAAGTTGAAGCTGAAAATTGGTTCGCTATTAAGTTCTTTCCTAACTGGCAATACCTTAAATCAAAAGAAGTAACAAAACAGCTTATTGATGAACTGTATGATGATTTATTACTCATCAGAAGTGAGTAATAAAGATGGGTATGAAGATATCAGATAAAATTGCTATGTACTTTGAACTAGGTTTTGTTATAAGTGATGTAGAGCAAAGAAAGCATAATAGTATTTTAAAACGAGTGCTCACAAGACGTAAAAAGTATATAAAATATCATGCAAAGAGAATCTCAAAACGATTAAAGGAGGAGTAAATGATTAATTTAGAGTTAGTAGGACAAATACTTGCAAACATTGAAGCAGAGGTAATATCAGCACTTCAAGATGCAGCGAACACACAAAGCCCTCAGGAACTAATATTGAAACCTGAGTTGCTTGATTTAATCAGTAAATATAAAATTGAAAAAGAAACAATCTAATGAATTTCAGAAAACGCTATTTATATTTTGGTATTTTTAGGATAGATACATATCCATTTAAAAATTGGGTAGTTAATACATTTAAACCAAAATATAAATGGAATATGTATACTTATTTGTATTGGAACAAAGGTAAAGTTTTTAGAATAAATGAAAGTAATTACTTTTCGGAAAATTATAGTGATTTTTCTTGTATCGGAAGATATAACAATATCTTTTATTTCAGAAAACCAAAAATTGAAAAGGAAAAATAATGTTTAAAAAAGTAACAGAAGATGCGATACTACCAACAAAAGGTACCAAATACTCTGCGTGTGTGGATGTTTATGCAAATGAGGATGTAACTATTGAAGCTGGAGGAACTAAGCTTGTAGGGCTTGGTATTGCGATTGATTTTGATTTTATAAAAAGAAACATACCAAAAAAATATACACCTAGCACTGATTTTACAGAAAATGTTATGGAGCAAATAGATATAAATAAATTTCTAAAATCCAATTACATACAACTAATGATAAGAAGCTCGTTATCTGTTAAAGGCTTAATGCTTGCTAATGGTGTCGGAGTGATAGACCTTGATTACAAAGGTGAGATTAAGATGAATATTTATAATCCTATATGTGATTTTATTGACAATATGATAGAAAATACTGTTGGGTGTAATTCATCATATTCATATAAAATCAAAAAAGGTGAGAGAATAGGTCAATTAATCCTACTAGAACACAAGTCAAGCCTCTTTGGAATTGAAAGTGAAGAAGAGCGTAATGGTGGCTTTGGGAGTACGGGCAAATGATTGAACCATTGATTTTAGTAGGGGTTTGGAGTAATTTTGCATTGCAACTTATCTGGTATTTAGAAAGTAAAGATAAACATTAAAGGAAATAAAATGCTTGTAAAATCAATGCTCCATCAGTATCAAAAACGTGCAATAGATTTTATTATAAATAAACGAAATGTAGCTCTATTTCTAGATATGGGTTTAGGTAAAACTATATCAACATTAACCGCTATAGAAGATTTGAAATATAATCATTTTGCAGTCTCAAAGGTGTTAGTTATTGCACCTTTGAGAGTTTGTAACAGTGTATGGGAGCAAGAAGCACAGAAGTGGGAGCATACTAAGATTTTAGACTTTGTTAATCTCTCAGGTGGTAAAACTAATATGATTAAAGGTCTTGCAAAAGATGCAGATGTTTATCTTATAAATAGAGAAAATGTTACAGCGCTTGTTGAACATTTAGGTAAAAACTGGTGCTTTGATATGATGGTTATAGATGAGAGTTCATCATTTAAATCTCCTTCATCAAAAAGATTTAAAGCTTTAAAAAAGGTTATAACTAAAATCAATTATACTGTATTATTAACTGGTACACCTTCTCCGAACGGTTATATGGATTTATGGTCGCAAATATACCTACTTGATATGGGTGCTAGGTTAGGTATGAATATTACAGCATATCGTAATAGATACTTTAATCGTGATTTTATGGGTTATTCTTATGAATTACGATACGGTGCAGTTGAAAATATTCAAAGTAAAATCAAAGATGTTGTTCTTAGTATGAGTGCTGAGGATTATTTAGATTTACCTGAAGTAATTACTACAGTACAGTATCAAGATATGCCTAGAAAGCTTTTAGATGACTATAAAAAGTTTAAAAACAGTATGGTGTTAAGTCTTAAAAATGAAGATAAAATAACAGCTATGAGTGCAGGTGTTTTAACAAATAAGTTGCTACAGTTTTGCAGTGGAAATATGTATGATGAAAATAATAAAGTTCATAAGATACACACTTTGAAAATTGATATGTTAAAAGAAATCCTAGAAGATAACCCATCTGAAACTTTCTTAGTTGCTTATAATTACAAACATGAATTAGAAGATTTACAAGAGCATTTTAAAGAGGTAGTTGTACTCGATAAGAAAGCATCTACAGTCGATAAATGGAACAGAGGTGAAATAAGAATGTTGTTAGTTCATCCAGCTTCTGCTGGACATGGTTTAAATTTACAGCATGGTGGTAATAATATAGTTTGGTATGGTTTTACATGGTCGTTAGAGCTGTATCAACAGCTTAATGCTAGATTGAATAGACAAGGTCAGACTAAACCTGTAACGATTACACACTTAGCTGTAGGTGATGTTGAGAAAACACTTATGCAAACTTTAGCTAAAAAGGATGTAAGTCAGGCTGACTTATTAAGGTCGTTAAAGTAAAGCTTAACAATAAAGGAGGTATAATTATGAGTGAAAGTAAAATACAAAAGGAAATAATCGATTATTTAGAAGATAGCGGTTATTATGTTGTCAAAGTTATTAAGGCTAACAAAAGCGGGGTACCTGATATCCTGTTTTGTAAAGATGGTAAATTTTGTGCTATAGAAGTAAAAGCCAAAGGCAAAAAATCAAATGTAAGTGAGTTGCAAAAGATACACTTACATTTGATAGCTGCAAGTGGTGGAAAAGCTATAGTTGCAGATAATCTATTTGACGTTATAGAGGAGTTTTAATGACTAAGACAGAAGAAGCAAAGAGCGTTATAATACTATCGTTTATAGTATTTTTTATTGATAATTATGTTGATGAAAAAACAAAAGGTAGTGTTATACGAGTTAAACAAGCTATACTAAGTAAGATTAAAAACAAAAAGTATAATACCTATATTATGTTATCTAATGATGTTTTTAGCAACTTAGTTAAAGAGTACGAGGGTAGAGATATAGAGGTTTATGCTTGGGATTTAATTGATATGATATATTCAAGTGAACATAAAGTAATCAATAAATTTCTAGGTTATGACTTTTATACTATTCTAGGTACTATGATATACAAAATAACACCTGATGTTTACGACACTGAGGTGCTTAAAACTTCTAGAGCTGTAACAAAGAGCTTAATAGATACAACCAGAAAAATTATATTTGATAAAGGACAAAGATGAGTAAGAGAAATAGAGATAATGAAACGCATATAATGTGTGATGTTGCAACTAAAGAGATGTTAAAAGAGATAGCTAAACATGAAGAACGTAATCTCAAAACTACATTAGGTAGATTAGTTAGATTAGCTCATGAAAAAATGAAGAATGAAAAATAACTATTATCTGTATGGAGATGCTACAGTACCTGAAATTCCTAAAGAGGTGGTTAAGGTACGAATTGAGTTACTAAAAAGCAACCTTGCTACTGTACTAGCTGTTAGTTATGCGATTAGGGATAGTAACAGGGTTAACGATATAGTTAAGGCTATTAAGTTTTGGGAGAATATTAATGAAAGTTAAATTGTTGCACACAAATGGATTAGAGTTTGCAGATAGTGCTATAGGTTTGTGTTATGATAAAGGTTGTTACACAGATACTGAAAAGCGGGATAAGCGTATAAGTAAGGTGGCACTTAAAAATAAACACAGTTCCACTATAGAATTTGTTACTTTTATTTTTGAGATTGAAGCATCTACTAAAGTATTGCTGGAGATGAGTCGTCACAGAGTAGCGTCTTACGCTTGTAAGTCTAGTAGATATACACTTAACAAGGGTGAGGTCATATTTGAATCTACTGGAGATGAAGATATAGATGATGTTTTATCATATTGGAAGGATATTGTGGAGTATATGATATCTAAAGGTAAATCAAATGAGATAACGTCTCTGATGTTGCCACAAGCATACCAGTATCGTTGGCAGGTGCAATTTAATGCTAGAAGCTTACTTAACTTCTTAACTCTCCGTAGAGCTAAATCAGCACATTTTCAAATAAGAGAAGTTGCAGACGCTATGTATGATTGCATCCCTGACGATATGAAATATTTATTTGAGGAAGCATAATGGAAATACATATTAAACGCAATATCAGTGGCAAGTATGAGTTGTGGATTGACGGAGTGTTGATAAGCGATAAATACACCACTTGCGAAAAAGCCGCATCTAAAGCTAAACAATACGCAAAAGGACAAAACAAATGAGTAGTGCAATAGAGCCTAAACATTATACAGAAATGAAAATATCACCGCTTGAATATATAGAAGCGAATGGTAATGAGTTTACATGGAGTATTGCTAATGTAATAAAATACGTTAGTAGATATAAACGTAAAAATGGTTTAGAAGATTTAAAAAAGGCTAGATGGTATTTGAACCACGAAATTGAAAATCTAGAAAAAAGTATTGCAGAAAACTCCATATCAGAATTTGCAAGGAGAATACATGAAAAAAATATATAACCCTAAATCTGATGAGGTTATTAATACAATAGTTAATGGTAACCCTACAGGTATTGCTAACTTTGTTACCCCATCAAGACCAATATACAAAACAATATTTGAAACAATGTTAGCAAACTTTTGGAACCCTGCTACAGTAAACATTACAGAAGATAAAAAAGCTGTTAAATTGTTAAGTGAAGATGAGTACAGAGCTTATGAATTGACTTTTGGTAAGCTTATTTTTAATGATAGTATTGTTACTAATAGGCTTATGGATAATGTTAATCCTATTATTACAGACCCTATTGGTAATGCGTGCATAGCTTTACAATCAGGTCAAGAGGCAACTCACAGTTACTCTTATGCGTTTATCGGTGATGATATATTAGGTAGTACTAATATTTATAATCTATTTAAAACAGATGAGAAGCTACTGCATCTTACTCAACGTATTAATTCAAGATATTCAGTGTTTGATACAAATGAGGAGATACCTGATAGTTCAAAATCATTAGTTGCTATAGCCAATTTAATTTTAGAAGGTGTAAGTTTTCCAGCAGGTTTTGTTGTCGTATGGTCACTTGGTAATAAGATGCAAGGTAGTGCTAATATGATAACTGAGATTAGTCGTGACGAATTAAACACTCACTTACCTTTATATGTGAATATTTACAAACATATAAAAGAAGATACAGGTGTTAATTTTGATGATGTTGCAAAGAAATGGATTGAGCAAGCAGTTGAAGATGAGATAGAGTTTTTAGAATACTCTACTACGGGTGTTATGGGATTTAATACTACAAGTATTAAGGACTTTATGTACTGGATTGGTGATAATCGTTTGAGAGAGTTAGGTATTAAATCTGATTATATTTATAATAAAAACGATGGTTTGATTAAATTGTTTAAATCCTATAGTGAGCATAACTCAACTAAAGGTAATTTCTTTGAAACTAATGTTTCTGCATATTCTAAACAAGCTTTAGATATGGATTTTTAGAGAGTTAAACACTCTCTAAAAATCTTACAGTCACCATTTAATATCTTTTATCAATATATTAATGTTTTACTTATAAAACAAAACCAATTCATCCTCATTTCTTACATCAATATGTAACCAACTAACACCTAGCTCAATACCTTTAATGTGAGGAAACAAATTTTGATTTTCAATTATATATTGTCCAACTTCTTCAGCATTATAATTACTAAACACAATATCAAACGCACTGCTATAACTATGCTGAGAACCATAACTGTAGTAAGGGCTATCAGGAGTTCTTATTCCACTCCATTCTCTGCCACCTCCCCAGAAATAATTATTAATTGTCATTGTTCCTAGATTGAAATGTTCTTTCAACTTATCAATACTTTCTATTAATCTTGGATCCACATATCTCCAAGCAGCTTCACCATATTTCTCATACATCTTTTTTGGTACTAACTCATGAATTTTAAAATACTTAGACTTCATTTCTTATTTTCCTTTTACTGTATTTAAACCGTTGATTCCAAACGAAGCAGTTACTATCGTAGCCCATGACGCTGTTATAGGAGTAAAGAGGTCTGTCATTAGTTTAGATGCTAGTTTAGCTCCATCAACATCTCCTAGCTTAAAAGCTACTACAAAGATAAGAATTGATGTTACAAACAAATAATACCCGTACGCCCAGCTAGCAAATGTTGCTAAGTTTCTTCTCATTCTGCCATTTGGATCCAGTGTCTTAATAAACAGAGACTTAGCCTCAGCATCAATATGTCCTGCTTTTGCTTTTTCTAAGTCTGTGTCAATCCACTCTTTAGCAATATTTTCAACTGCTTTAGTTGCACCTCCTGTAAATATGCTTGCTATTGTCCCCCACATTATTTATCCTTTCTGTGCATAAGTTCTATAGTATCTCTTATATTTCTTTCTAAAAGTACAGTTATTCTTGAATTTATTGCATCTACTTTACTAAATGCCTGAACCACATAAGTTCCAAATGATATAGAATACAATATAGTTAATCCAACTGCCCATCTAATTGTAGTTGGTGAAACTTTACTACTATCATTTTTATCTAATCGTTCTATGCTCATCCTATGTTCTTCTGTTATTCCGACAAGACGTGTAACATCTTTAGTAAGAGAATCTACATCTTTATGCAATAAACGAACACTATTACATCCATTCTCTGATTTTTGTAATACATCCATCTCATCTATACGCACATGGATTCTTTTAGTTTTTTCTACTAATTCTTTGTCACGCCTTTCAAATGATTCTTTTATTTCCCTATCTATAGTTTCAAGCTTGTTGCTAAATATTGCCTGCTTAGCTAAGTATTTACTAATATCTTTTAACTGCTCATTGGTTTCTGTCTGAGCACTTACTAGATGTTCAACGCTCACAACTAGTGCTTTAATAGTTGTGTCTTGTTTAATTATTGCATCATCATGTCGTGTTAGCAAGTCTTTCATTGTTTCATCTGTCATGGTATCTCTTTGAGTATATTTGAAATGTATTCTTCTAGTCTCTTAGGGTTCAAATTATTTATTTTGCTTAATTCTCTACCTACCCCACACAACAATAATATTCTAGCTACACTTTCATCACAAGTCAATTTGTTTTTTGCACCTATATCTAATTTTAGTCCATCAGAAAATATTATATTAGCCCAGTCATACTGCATACCTAAGAAACTTCTAGCTTTTGCTATCATTGCATCAGATTCTTCTTTTGATATTTCAAAACCATACAATCTCCATTTATCTTGATTAAGTTGCATAATCTTTTTTCTAAATACACCATTACGTGTAGAAGCTGACCACCAGCTAACTTTATCAAAACTGATTTCTACATGACTTGGAATTAATTCCCATTTACCATTAAACTTGTCTTTAAAGTCAGCAGTCCACCAACTGATAAATTTATCAATCGTGGATCCACCTCCTATATAAAATGCTACTGTTGCAGTCATTTTTATAAACCTATTTTACCAAGCAACTTTTTTTGTGCAACTTGTTTATCACTAAGTGCTTTTGCACTTAACTTCGTGAACTGAGCAACATTGTCAAGAACTGCTGTTGCAAGGCTATCAATAGTAATACCTTTCGCATCTGCTAAACTTTTTAGAAACGGAGTATCAGCATCATTATCTGCTTTATATGCAAGTGCTTCCTCTTTTTGAATAGCCCAAGTCTCACGCTCTTCTTGTGGATATTTTGTCTTAATATCTTGCAATGCAAGTGCAAGTTTTGCAGAGGCTACATCTAAGATTCTTTTAACTTGTGAACTGCTTGAAACAAGCACTTTAAACTCATCTTGTGTAATCTCTTCACAATTGATTTCACTTGCTTGTGCATCAATCAATGTGTCAATATCAGCTTCATTTTCAGCTTCAACACTAACAGCACTAACACCAGTAAAATAATTCACTTTTACAGTATCATCACCACCTCTAAATTCTAAAACTGTTGTCGCAGTTTCTACTTTTGTATATTTTATGTGTTTAAACATTTTTTATCCTTTTTAATGTATTTAGCAAAAGTCTAGTACTAGACTAAGGCTAAGATTTTTCTTTCCATATTTTTTATGGAATTTCCTGTGACATTTTTCGCAAAAAGTCACTCCATTATTGACATTGAAAATCAAATCTTTGTGATTAGAAAATTCTTGAACATGGTGGGCATTTAATGTTCCACCAACTTTGTTGCATTTCTTACAAGTGTAATTATCTCTTATAAATACATCTTTCCTCCATTCTTTATACTCTTTTGAAGTTCTTAAAAGATTGTTTTCTTCAGATATTCCACCTTTCCAATTAGGATGATTTTCTTTCTTATGATTTTGCATTCGTTGAACTTTTTGCATTGTCTCTTTTTTTAGACATCCACATGATTTTGTTTTGCCTGATTTAAATGAAAAATTGTCAATTTCTTTAACATTTCCACAGTCACATAAACACAACGAGCGACCGCTTTTCTCTCCTGCACACAGAACAGTAAGTCTATTATTTTTAGTTCCTACTTCCAATGTTTTTGTAAGTTTAGTTTTCAATGTACATGTTTGACACTCAAAATTACCTGTATTAAACAAAATCTCTGCGTACCTTTCAAAACCTATTTCACAAGTAGGGCAAAACATTTTTATTTTTATTTTGCTTGTTGGCTTTAGTTTTTCTATTTTTTTAGATATACCTCTAAAAGTTATAGAAACTTCATATATTTTATGTTTCATTTCAAAAAATACCTTTCTGTGTTGTATCTTATTTATCCAAGACCCTATCATTTTTCCTATTTCATCAATTATTTTAGAAATAGCTAAAAATCTATGTTCTGGTCTTGCATCTTTAACATTTTTTCTTGAATCTTTAAATGCAAAATATCCTAGCTCATTTGCTAAGATTATCTGCATTCGTAATTTTTCGTGTTCTATATCTAAAAGAGTCAAAGTT